GGAATCTTGTCCGGGCTAACCACATTGACTTCCTTGTTGAACTTCGGAAATTTGGTGGCATGGGACTTGACTGGAACCCCGTACGCACGAATTAGGATCTCCTCCCTTGGCCTCCCCACCAGTGTCTCCTTGATTCGCTCGTAGCCACCGAAAGGGTTGTCTTGGGAGTGGAAGTAGTGGACGCTCGCGTTGCGTTTCTTACTCCGCTGGACATAGGGGACAAGCTCGCCATTTAGCAGTTCGGCCTCCTTGCTCTCGACGCTGGTAGCTCCGTCTAGGTACTCCTTGATTACCTCCGTGTACCCGTCAATCGGGGTGAAGGTTAGCAGTAGCTTTGCGTTGCGGGTCGCTAGTCGGAACCGCAGGGTGTTGATTAACTCAGGGCCAAGCAAATACTCATCCAGCCAAACGCCCACATTATGCCAATTAGGAGTGCGCGAACCCAACTCTGCTCCCTCCAAGATGGTCGGGTTGTTTTGGTACTGCGAGTAGGTCTTGAATATGATCTGAGAACCGTTGGGTAATATGAGCGATGAGTCAGTGAATCCATTCTTCTTAGTATAGCTGATATATGTACCAGAGGAAGTCTGCTTTGTCCTAAGCTCCGCTGGTAACCAGTCCCACACGGCACTCTGCTGCTGTCGGATGCTCACCTCTGAGGTCTGTGCAAAGCACATGATCTCGGCGTTTGGGTTCTCTATAGCCGCACGAACCACGGAGAACGCTCCCCACTGCGTCTTGCCGCTGCGGTTGCCACCAAGTGCTACAATCTCATTTACATCGTCCAGTTGCTCCTCGGCCTTTGCCCAGTGTGGTAGTCGGAATCCAAAGCGATACGGGTCGCGTTCTGCGTTGTCTATAGCCTCATGGTAGACCCTGTGCAACTCCACAAGGTCAGCAGGCTCCATGAGGGCAATCTCCTCATCGGTCGGCGGGGAAAGGATCTGGTGGGTGCGCCACTTCATGACTTGTATGCCCCAGTCTCTAGCAGAATGTCCTTGATGTGGTATACGCTGTCACACTCCTCACACGCAAAGGTGTCGTCATCTGGTTGGAACGACCCACGGTTGCCGTCAACAAAGTGGAGATTGCGATATTTCTTTCGATCAAGGCAATGCTGGCAAACGCCTATAAGTGGCTTTATGTATTTCTCCAGCACCACATTCCAAATCTTCGCGTTGAACTTCTCGGCTAAGTACGATGCGTAGCACAGCGTGTGGCACTTGTACTTCTTTCCGTCATGCTCTACCGCATAGTGGTAAACGAGATTGCCACCGTCCTTGAGGTGGTCTGCGTGTCTTGATTCTGGTTCTGGTATCATTGGATTATTTCAGCCTCGACTGCCTGCGACTTGACCTTATTGGCGATGCGGCTTTTAGCCTCTGCGATCATCTTGGCGGCATCGTCGATGCTCGCACCCTGTCTGTGTTCCACGACCGCAGTAGCCATGCCAGATAGCTGCATGGACTTGTCCGTGAGGACACCCACGGTGATCGCCAGTCGGTCGGGGGAAATGTTCTTGAGTTGGTCGGGGTCGTCGGCAAGTTGGTCGGCCTTCGCAAATAGCAGGTCGGTGTATGTCTCCGCTGCCATTGCATACTTCTGCGAGAACTCCTTCCGCTTAGTCTCCAGAGTGTCGCTGTGCCGCCACATGAGCGACCTCACGGTGTCACGGGCAAGCCCTGTGATCTCGGAGGTGCTTTTGATACTCTTACCCTGTGCGAGCAGCCAGAGGCACTTTGCCGCAGCCGCAGGGTTCCAGAACTCCACACGCTGCCTGTTGCCGTGTTCTTCGGCCCGGCGCATGACCTCTGCGAACCATTCCTGATCTGGTTCTGCGGTTAGTTTCTCGCTCATGGTGGTTAGTTTTACTTCAGCTTCGCGGCGTTTGCAATAGATTTCGCTGTTTCTTTTAGGACAGCAGAACCCTCACCATACTTGAAACTTGGCATTTTTGTCTGGACTTTGCGCGTGTAGCTTGCTGGCAAAGTCCCCTCGCTCTCGAAAAAGTCCTTGAAGAAATCTGCAATCATTACCTTCTCTTTTAGCATGCCAAGCGGTTTGCCTTGAATGACCGCCTCATAGGATTTGTGTCCTTTAATATTTAAGTCTGAAGCTTTTACTAGTGGAGCATTTTTCTTAAACTGAACCACACTCATAATTTGGCCCGGAACGAAAACCCCATTTTGCATTTCATATTTCTTTAGAATATCGTTCCAATTTGATATGCCAAATGATTTCTTGTTTTCATGAGAGTTGATCGCCTTGATCATATCTGCCCGTTGCTCAAATGTTAATCCACCACTATCCCTTTCAAGCATGATTAACTTCTCGTAATCATCTAACGACTTGATATTTTTAATACCAAGCAATCGTTCAGCATTATTTTTAATGATGTTATTGATTACTGCTTTTGATATAGTTTTGTTTGCGATGTCATCTTTTAACTCTTCTAGTGCGGCTATTGAGAACGACCTGCTAGATGCAGTAGAATCCCTTCCTCCAGCAACTACTAATCCTATACCATCAGTTTCGTTAATCTTGTCAAGTACACGATTCGTAAGACCCGAAAACGAACCAGCCCATCCACCCTTGCCAATCACTTCTGGATGGTATGTATATCCAACACCACCCATTAGAACATCAATTTCTCGACCATTCTTGGTAATGTATGGTCTATTAGAATCAGACCAATCAGAAACAAAAGCAAATCCAGCCTTGCCTTCCATTTTCTTTTTTTCATCTTCTCCTAGTGGGAAGTTGGTAAGAATCCTATCGTTTTCTGCTTCTGGCATAAACCGCACAGTACCAAGGATTGCTCCCGGTGCTATGCTCTTATAGTTTTTCCCAATCAACTCCCTTCCTTGATCTGTGATGCTTCTGAATCCAGTGTCTTGTGGAATACTCGGCATTTCTGGCATGAACCGCATCTGCCCAGTCTGCGAAATCTTCCGCATCTCTGGGGTGATGTTCACCTTCCAGATTGGGGTTTGATCAAGTCCTGCAACATCCCGCATTTTTGCAAGTTCTGTGTATTGAATACGCCCTTCGCGAGTGGATGTGTCAATAGCATCCATTTCCTTTTCAATCTTGGATCTAAACTTCCCTTCCCCAATTGCTGCCTTCTCAACCTTGCCACCGAACTTATCAACATACTTGCCGATCTCTTTCGGTAGCATGTTGTCGTAGAAGCCTTTCATGCCCTCGCCGCCAACCTTTAGGTCTGAGTTTTCAATGGTTACATAAGGCCCATAGCTTGGATCGTGATCTTTTGACTTGTCAGCAATCTGTTGAGCAACCTCTTTTCCAACATACTCCTCAACATTTTCAAGCGGAACATTTTTATCAAGAACTTTTTCTCCGCTATCTTTTTTGTATGCAATTAGACGCTGTGACTTTGGTTCATACTGAATCATGTCAATTTGTTTACTCAAATCAAACCTTTCAGCCTGCGTCTCACCAGTCGTCCAACCAATCCAGTCCTTGCCACCATCTACCGCATCACGCAGTGCGCGTTTGAAGAGTTGGATGGGCCAAGTTGCTCGGAAGGGTGCGTCTGCGACTTTATCTGGAGATGCTTTGAATGACAATTCACCTTGCCTGCGTACTAATTCAGCTAGTTCTGGAGATGTTGAAACTCTTTCGCCTGCATCCTCGCGTTTTTGTATTTCTCTTGTTACAGACTCAAATTCTTTGATTCCTTCTTGATACCCCTTCTTCCTTCCTGCCTGATGCCTGTCAGACTGGAACTCCTCCACGAACAAGCCCTCGCTACCATCGTCCAGCGTGCGCTCGTTTGTACGCATGTGGGCAACATAGTTGGGGATGTCGGGGAAGTGGGAGGAGGTGTATTCGGATGTATCAAAAATGTTGCCTGCTACTCCACCTTGTTTCTTATATTCATTAAGAAAATATTGCTGACTTTCTGGGCGTAAGTCTTCAAACTTACCAATCACATTAGTGTCATATGATTCATTAAACCATTGATCAAATGATGATTGAGGTGCTTTATTTGCCATCGCCAGCACCACCTCGCGGTAGTTCTCGCCGCCGGGCAGGACATATTTGGAGTATTTGGGTTGTGGGACTTCTCCTCGTTGCGCTTCGTAGTCTTCAAGTATGGCAATTAGGTCTTCGCGTGGAACATCCTCAAGAGTTTCTGGTGCTGCATCATGCTTGGTAATTAAACGATTTTTTAACTCATTATCTGAAAGTCTATCAAATGCTACTTGTTGCTTTTCACCTAGCGTCACCTCTTCAAACCTAACCCTGCCCTCGTTACGAAGGTAGTTAAGCAGATCCTCCTTGGACACCTTGCCGTCCTTCTCCAGACTCGCCAACGCCTGCTCTATGCCGCTCCACTTAATCTCGTCTGCCTTCACTCCACTTCCCCGTGTCGGGTCGATGGTGGCCATGATCTGCTGCGCTGTGGCGCGGGTTGGAATCTTGTCGGTGATGACGCGCTCAAGCTGGGAGTAGAACTTGTCCTCGTCCACGCCCTCTGGCATGAAGCGGGTTGGAGCAACTTTCCCTCCAGACTCCTTACGATCCAAGAAGCTCATCACGGACGAGATTGCGGCTTCTGTGCTTGCTTCAGAATCTCCCCTTCCTGCCCATGTGGTAAACTCTTCCTCCAGGTCTCTCTTTGCTTGGTCAACCTTGTCTAGGACATCCTGCGGGAAATATCCAGATGGAGCGTCATTGATGATGAAGTCAAGCTCGTCAATCGCCTCGCGTTCTGTGAGGTTTTCTTCTAGACCATCTCGGATTTCGCGGAGTCTAGCAAGCGTGACATCACCACCCTGCTCACCCTCTGGCATCGCTCGCTGGGCTTCTGGCATGCGAACTTGGCTCACTGCCTCGTAGCTGAACGGCATGGCTGCGTACTCCTCTGGAGCCATTGGGACTGCCTTGCTAACGCGATCTGCGCGGTAGGTACGGTAGACATTGTCCTTGCTCTTGATGCCATCCTCCAGAAGCATGGGGTTTAGGACTGCCTGCTCCTTCTTGTTGAGCAGACCGAACATGGTGTTGATGAACTTCTTACGCTTATCACCCTCGACCGCACCATACTTCTCGTTGAAGTAGTTGATGCTGTCCTCGCCCTTTTTGTGGAAGTCCATCATCGCCTGTGTGTCCCGCAGGATCAGGTCAATGTTGCCGCTGTAAAGTTGCTTGCCACGCTTGCTCTGGGCGCGTTTTTTGATGTTCTCCTGAAGCTTTGTGACAGACATGAGTCCGTACAGGATATTTCCATCCTTGGAGATTGTCATCGCCACTGGCACAGCGTCACGAATAGCTGCCTTCTGAGGGGCGTATACCACCTTTCCTGATTTGAGTCTGGTTGTCGCTGGGAAGTTGATCATAACCATGCGCTGTCCATCACCCTGCTTGATGAGCCTGTTTGTCTGGCGAATCATCCGCTTCTGCTCGTTGTTAAACTTGTGCTTGGCGAACATCTCAGTCAGTACAGCATCTGACAACCAACCGGGTTGCAGTTCTCCATCGTCGTCCACATACGCCTCACCTTTTTCGGGGACATAGTTTGACTCTCGACGCTTACGCATTGCCTCCACAGCGGTCAGACCTGCCATTGCCCGGTCGATGTCCACAGACTTGTCGATGAAGACTGGTCGCCCATCCTTGAGGATTGGCTTGTCATTCTCATCCACTTGGATGAACGGGTGCATCAACTCCATGTCGATTGCGTTAGCAGGGTCGAACATGAGCGGTGCGCCAGAACCCTCCTTGTCGCTGATGAGTGGCTCAAACTGCCCCGGCATCATGCCAGAACTGCGCCTGTTCATCTCGCGGAACATCTTGTTGGCTATTGGGTTCTGCCTGATTTTGTCGTCACCAAGAATTCCGTTACCCTTCACCCACGCCCCATTCGCGTCGATAGCACCACCACTCTTGATGTGGAGGTCACGCAGGACTGGAATCTTTGGAAGCACGGTCTCTAGCACGGCTCCAAGCTTCTTGCGAACCTCGCCACGGGCTGCAAGCGCACCAAGCTCGCCAGTCTCGGCCATTGTGGCGTACTGGTCGGCATGTTGTTCAATGAAGTACTCAACCGCGATTTTGTCGAGTGGGTACTCAATACCAATCTCGGCATCGGTCATTCCTGCGTCACGAAGTCGCTTGTAGTACCCATCTTTGAATTGTTCAAAATCTGGGTCTAGCTTTCCGTCCTTCGACCTAAACAGACCACCAACCGCATTGGTCTTTGTGTCACCCAAGAATAGGGCGGCGATGCCACCCTCCATGTTGTTCTTGATCAGCGTGTGGTGGAGCGTTTCGTGAGCCACCAATGCCTTTAGTGGGTTGCTGGAGTTAACATTGATATTTGCGGTGTTCGTGTTGATGTCGTAACCGCTAGTACCAGAGTCGATGAAATTGTAGTTCAGCGTTGGGTTGGCAATTGAGTAGGTTGCCATCGACCTACGCACACCCGGAGGCAATGCCTCGTACAGTGCCTTCTGCTTGGTGTCAGTTAGGCCTTGTCGGAAGTTGATCTCGTCACCAATGGAAAGTTCACGCATGCGCTTGTTGGTTCCCATGAATGCGCCACCTGCGGCAGCGAATGATCCACCGATAACCAACGACTCAGCAGCGGCCTGCGTCATCGTCTGTGGGCGCATGTCAGCACCATCCGACAACCATTCAAAGAATAAGTCTGTAGGATACGCTGCGGCAACACCTCGACCTGCCCTGCGGATAATGTCGGATGTAGCACCACCAAGCTCAAAGATGTTGAATGTGTGGGCGATGCCGCGACCTAGAGATCCGGGGGCTGTATGTGCCGCCACTCGCTTCCAGAATGGAATCTGTCCACGGGCATTCTCCATCTCCTTGCCGACATATCGCAAAATCTTTCCGTACTCGGTGAGGAACTTTCCAGACTTCAACGCCGCACCACCAACACCAATTGCACCAATGATTGGGTTGCCAGCAAGTCCTACGACGCCAGATGCACCAAGTGCCGCATTGTAGGCTTGGTCAAGACCACGATCCTTGAGGTAATTGGTGACAGCATCATCCACTTTGGTGATTGTGTCTCCAGTTCGCTCAAGCATGGAGCTAAGTGTTCTTGCTGGAGCAGAACGAATCCTGCGTCCAAGTTCTGCGGTCTGCATCACCTTTTGCGAGTAAACCTCTGGAATGCGAGTTGCCAAGCTGTTTCGCTTTGCTGTCAACTCTTCAAGCTCGCGCATTGCGGTTGGCATTGTTGCCCTAACCTCATCGGCACTAGCAGTAAGTCGTTTTGATACCTCGGATGCTTGATTTGCTCTAGCAAGCAATTCTGGATTTCCAGCAGCCCTAGCCGAAATATCACTTGCAAGTTTTTGCGCCAAAGGAACTTGAATTGCCTCTTTCCGTAAAATTGAATTTCCAGCTTCGATTGTTTCCCCAGCCTTGGCTAGTGCCACATCCATTTGAGCCACTTTGCCTAGTGTTTGCTGGGCCTTCAAAATTGCTCTTGATGCGCGAGGAACTGATCCTGCGATTGTAAATGCTTTGGATGCTGGGATAACATTCTCTACATTCCCGAATAGTTCAGTAACTGCGCTTGATCCAGAATATGTACGATTAAATTTTTCCTCGCCAAGAATTTGCTTAAATTCTTGGGCTGCTTTTGCTGCGTTATCTATTCCAAAAACAGCTTCTGCAATCTCTCCAACCTGCACATCTTGTAGGGCTTGCTGTGCGCTATATTGGCGTTGCCTTGCTGCATACAGGTTATCTTCTGCTGCGTCCGAAAGCTCTTTTGTAAGTTGAATATCATTTGCTGCATTAATTCCTTTGTACAGCAAATCACCAGTCAGTCCTTGCAGAATATCTAAATACCCGGCAGTTGTGACTACATTTTTAACTGATTGCTCTAGAGTTGCCAGAGATGATGTTGCCTGTTCAGCAACAGTTTGCTTACCATAAACATTATCCCTCACAACATCCAACCAAGCCGTTGGGCTAGTTAGTTTTTGGCCAATTCGGTACATATCAAATGCACCTACTGCAACCTTGCCGACAAATTCCTTGGCTCCTTCTAGTGCGTCATCGAATGTTCCATCTGGACGAGTCAAACCATCATCAAATAGAACCTTAAATGCTGGAAGATTTTCTGGCTTTCTAATTTCCTGCTCTGGAAGAAGATACGCCTGACCCTTTTCGTTTATGGTTCCATCCTCGTTAAATACTCCAGACTCCTTGAGGTTGAAGAAAAGCTCTCCATTTGGCGTTGCGTTTCCTTCTGCGTCAACAAATCCAATAGCTTGGAACTGATTGAAGTCTACAGGCTTGGAGAATAACTCGTTAGCATTGCGGTAGATTGTGCCATCTGGCATCCGCAGAGAATCAATCTCCATCCTCCGTGCCATTTGAGGGTCTACAGTCACCATGTCAGATGGTGGAACCTGTGTGAGTTCTGCCTCTGAAACAGGTTGGTTGTACGCTTCTACAAGCGTATCTGCTGACTCAAGCTCGATTTGCCTAAGCTTATCAGTAACACCAGCGGTCAGCAGTTCAAGGCTACCCTTGACCTTTTTGTTGAACTCTGGCTTTTGGTCTTCCGGGACATTGAATGGCATTGCTGGGTAAATTATGGATTGCGCCTGCGATTAAAATAACTGTTTGCTTCTAATGTAGCTTGGTCTGCATCAGTTTTCGGTGTTCCATCTGGGTTGACAAGCTTATTTCCAGTAAGTCGCTGTTGACCCAATTTGATTACATCAATCAAATCTGCAATTGCTGCTTTTGCGTCTGCTTCTGGCATATCTGGATCTAGACCATTGAACGCAATAGATGCTCTTGATCCTTCAGCGTCAGAAAGCGCACCCATGCCCTTCATGTCCTTGATAGCTTCCATGAAGCCCATCGCCTCGACTTGTTTGTACAATGTTTTGGCTCCAGCACCTGCTGTTCCACCTATTTCAGGTGAAAGCCAAGTTGTACCAAACAAACGACTAAATCCTTTGTGATCGCGTAGTTTTTCTAGTGTTTTAACGAATCTATCAGACTTGTCTTTAAGAACTACAGCTTGCTGTTGAGCTTCTTTTCCAGCCAATTCAGCTTCTTGTTTTTGCATGGCAGTTGGAGGAGCCGACATCACCTGAGCGTCAGCGATAGAACCATCTGGATTCATCTGAACCTTGTAAGTTCCCATCGGGTCTAGTCCAAGCTTTTCAGCCTCTGGGCCTTTGACTATCTGAACTGCTTTTTGTTCTGACTTCACAGGAACAAATCCCGGACGAACTTGGTACTGTGGGGCTTGCTGTGTTGGTTGCGATTGAGTTTGGGCCATGCGCGGCTCAGTAGGCATTGCGCCGCTTGGAGTCATTTGCGAGGTTGCCATGCTAGACCCTTCTTGGATCATGCGAGCAATCTCGGCTTGTTGCTCTGGTGTGCCTTTTGCCTGTTGTGATAGATCACCACGACTCAAACGCTCCAAAGCAGGAATGATTGAATTCTTGGCAAAATCTCGTTCGTTGAAGCTACCACTAGCCGCGCCGGGATCATTTGTCTTGTGAGGTGGGATAAATGTCACATTTGGAATGCGCCCAAGGGTGTTAGCAAGAACTTGGGCATAACCATCTGGGTCAGATTCCATGACCTTACGAGCTTCGGCGTGACCAACAAAGAATGGTTCGGTGTGGAAGCGTCCGGGTGTACCCCGTCCATTCTCCTTGGCGGTACGAACACCACGAACTGGCACTTCTACTCCACGCTCGGCAAAGTATTGTTGAGTTTTATTAACATAATCCATCGCCGCAGCACGCTCAATTGCACTAGCATCATTCGGAATGATGATCTCGACACCCTTGGCGTTTTTGCTTGGGGCGGCATTGAAATCAAGAGACACCTGTCTTGCGTCTGCAGTAGACCTTGGCAGCAGATCGCGTGTTTTGGATGTGAATCCAAAGTTGTTGGAAGACGGGAGTTGATCGTAATTGATCTGAGATGTCGGTGGCATGTCTTCAGCATATGCTGGTTCACCAAAACCCCACTTGTTAATATCCTGAATATACTTCCCAGCGTCTGGATCAAAAAACATTCCCTTTTCTTTGTCGTAAGGGATGTCCTTTTTAAATGTCTTTCCATCTGGAGAAGTAATGGTTGCTTCTTTGAGGTCAAATGTTGGTTTTGCGCCTTGCATAGCACTAAACTCAGTTGCTCTAGTGCGCCTTTCCTCCATTCCAAGTTGCTGTTGCTTGTAAATAGCATCAGCCATTGCTTGCTGTTGCTGGAAGGACATGCTTGCGCGATTACGCATCTCACCAATACCAGTGTTGATTAGATTAGCAACCACCTCTGCTTCCGCAGCACGATCAGCAAGTGGGATATTTTCATCCTTCATGCGTTCCTTTAATCCTTGTAGGGATGGAGCAAGATCTGGGAACAATTGTAGCGCGGCATCAATCTGAAGGCCACTTTGTTTAACGAGCTTCTTCTTCTCCCCCTGCTGCTTGAAGTAGTCTCCCACTTGACCAACCATTCCAGCAATGCCCTGCGCTCCAGCCATTGCTAGATCACGCGCAGCAGCCACGGAAGGCCCGTAGTCTGGCGATTGATATGGTGCTGTTTGTACTTGTCCTCCGAATAGTGCCATAATTTTAGACGGTATATGCTCTCAATGGCATTCCCATTGCTTCGCGTCCCATGTTCCCAAATGCCGTTCCAGCATTTCCAAAGTTACCACCACCAAGGAAGCTTGAGAAGTTGCTTCCAGATGCACCACCAATTCCACCAAGACCAGCACCAAGCAAAGAAGATCCAATGCTTGAGAACATTTGCGCTTTGGCTTGTTGATTGGCTAGGTTGGTTTGGTAGACAGCTTGGTTGTATTGGTTCTGCGCTCCAGCTTGTTGTTGTGCAAACCCAAGTGGCATATTGTAATCAAACTGCCCAGAAGATGCTGGGCCTGCGGAAAGACCAGTCCCCAACATACCCATTCCAGCAGAGTAAGATTGTGGCGTCGATGAGAGAAGGCCAAGGCTTGGTTTCGTATAAAACTCTCCAGCCATAGCGTATGAACTTCTACGGGCGGCATCAGCTTCAGCGCGTTTTTGGGCCATTACATTTTCGCGTCCCATGATCTCGGAGGCAATTGATGCATTTCCACCAAGGCGACCAGCAGCTTGTCCAGCTTCTCTAGCTGTCTGTTGATACATCCTTTGTTGCTCTGGGGTGACACCTCTAGCTGCTTCGGTTGCCCTGTCAGCCTCCTCTTGAGCTTGTTGTACTGCAACTGCCTGCTCTGGTGACAGGTTCATCATCAGGTATCTAGCTAAACCTGATTGGTCTGTCATTTGTTCTAACTCAGATGCACGAAGATCAGCAAGAGTTTTACCTGCTTCCTCTCCAGCCATTCGGCTTAACCCAAATAGTCCCATTTGGCCGTTAACACCTTGTAGGTATTGTTGCCCCTGCTTGAGGGATTGGGCCATAAGCTGAGGGCCAAGTTGATTTTGAAGAGCAATAAATCTCGGTACATTCCTCCGATAGTAACCCAAAAGCCCACGGGCTTGTTGATTGGCAATGCCGCTTGAGAATATGTCAACTGGAGCAGGTGGTGTCCCCGCTTTTGATTTTTTGCTTCCTAACAAAGATGATGCAATTCCAGCCCCAGCCAAGGCAAGCTGAAGCCAGCAATAATTATGCCCTGAGTCACTATTTAATGACTTTAAACACAAACCAAAAATCACAAGGAAAACAACCTTGCTAATGTTGTAAATTTTATTTTTATTCATAAATTGCTATTGCTTTAGCTAGGTGCTTATTCACTTTTACTCGTAAACAATATTTACTGAACCAGCATCAAATTGGTCTGTTCCATTAAGCGTAGTAAGACGCACTCGATCAAGAATACCACCAAGTGAAACATTGCCTCCACCAATTGATACGCCAACCAAAACTGTTACACCACCAATTATACTAAACACCCAATTGTTTGACGATATATTAACAAGTGTACATGTATAATTCCTAAACCAACCAGCATTATTACCAGTGGTGTTTTCCATTCCAAATCCAGTAGTCCAGTTTGATGGGCTTACACCTGCCTCCATGACATCCGCAACGCTTGAGTACCCAGATGTCACAAGTCCAGAACTTGTCCCAACTTGAATCATTAGTCCAGAGGTTCCGTTAGTACTTACTCCCTGGAGGACAACGGTAATTCTTTTTGCCCAAGATGGAATCCCAGTAAAGTCAACACTTGTTCCAGATGTGCTGTTTTTTACTGTATCAAATGTTGCTGGTTGGCTTAGTTTTGCTGGAGTTACTACACCATTATCAATCGTGGCTATACCACCAGAAACAGTAAAGTCACCAAAATCAGAATTAGACAATTTTGCTGGGGTGATGTTTGCATCTGCAATAAGAGAAGTTGTAATCCCACTATTAGGAACTTGAAGTTGACCACCTGCTGTAACCTCCAAACCCCTACTTGGAACAATTGCACCAGAAACAAACAATGAGTTGTCCATGATCTCATTGAGTTTTGTTGATGTGATTTGCTCGTTGTTGGTAAATGTCCTAGTTGTATCGACGACTGGCATAATTTATTTCTGTGATATGATTGCTCGGTTAGAAACCGCTCCAGATATTTTAACGGAGTGTACTTTGGGTGAGCCTAGAGTTCTTGTCAAGATCATAGTGCCTGTATAGCCACGAAGGCCACCAAGTCTACCCCTAACATTAGCGGTTTCTTCTTCTTGATTTGAGTTTGAAAGATCACCAATTAAAACGTTTGTACTACCAATTGGAAAAGCGTTATCTGGGTCTTCAGTGGAAAACGATATATTAAATGTAGATGGAGATCCAGCAGGAAAGGACTGAATTTGTGTCTGAAAATCGGTAAATCTTTTGCGTTCTTGCGTTCCCATGTCGTACCCACGGGTGGTCAACGATGAGTTAATAGGTTCAGAGTCAATCGTTGTGCTACCGAACTCAGATGAAATGCTGTCAGTTGGCGAGTCAATAGCTTCCATCTTGTGGATTCCTCCGCTAGATGATACGGCATAAAGATCGTTTCGCACACCCGCACCAGCGGTCACAAAGTCTGTGATCAAAAACCCAGAACTCCCGTAGGTATCTAGCGATTCCCAGCCCTTGTTCAAAAAATTAAACACCAAAATAGCGTTATTTCCTTGGGCATCGTCAGCACCAACCACAGAGTCAAGCGGAACAGCAAGGTAGTACCTATTATCGTAGTAA